GTTTGTCGTTCCCATTATGTCACCGCGTTATCCACGATTCTTCGGAACTCCCTCAACACCACATCAATCAAGTCGCTTCGCATCATCTTGATGCGTCTCTTGGACTCGTTTTGGTTCAGTTCGTACTGGGCGTTCGTGACCACGAAGACATTCATGGTCTCGCCAATCTCCGGCTTTTTGACCACCGGTGTCTCCGAGTTGCCGAGCACATAGGACTCAATGACCGTACACCACCCGTAGTCGCCCGAACAGGCACCGCAGTTTGACGGAGACTTGAGGTGGTCGCATGTGTTGGTCCACGGCGACACCTCCTCCCCGTCCTCGTTCTCAAAGTGATGTATCGCCATCTTGTTCTCGTCGGTGAGCCGGACGAGACATGCCTTGCCCTTTGTTCCGTCCTTGGTGGTGAACAGGATGTCATAGACGAGACTGCCGTCCATAGTGGTGTTCGGTCGGATTGCCTGCGTCCCCTCCCATTGCTTTCGGAATGTCCCGCTGACCGGCATTACGACCAGTTTCATCAGCGTCGGGTTCCACTCCTCCACCGTTCCCGTGGCAAGTACGGTGGTCCCGTCCGATACATCAATCTGGGTGACCGTGCTTCCGACCTCAAAGTATGGCTTCCTCTGGTCAAGCAAGATGTCCACCTTCTCGCTGTCAAGACGGATGCTCGGCACATCAATGAACAACGCCTTCCTTCCGTTCCCGTAGATCTTCTCAATCTGATCGTCCAACTGGTCGTTGCTCATGGGCCAACTGAAGTAGGGATCAATGATCTCGTTGAACATGAGGATGATCCAGTGGTAGTCGGATCTTCCGTACACACGCTCGGCCAGCGTCTCGGGTCTCTCGCCGTCCCGTATGGTGTAGTCAAGGAAAGTGGACTGCGATTCCTTGGCCGAGTCCAGAATGCGTACGCGCGTGAGGAGGTTCTTGGCAATCGTGGAGTTGCCGTCCTCTATGCGATATGGGGTCTTGGGAATGAAGTCAAAGTATCCCACCTAGTCCACTCCTTATGGCGAGTTGATGGTTCCCGGTGCAATCTCAAACCTGTCCTGCGTGAGGAGTTCCAACTCGTCAAAGTCCACCGAGAGGACGATCTTTGTCGGGGGAGACCCCAGTCTGTCGTACTGGAAGGTGGAGAAAACGCCGTCCTCGCCGTACTTGACGGACACGCTCTTCGCCACGCACCTCATGATTTTGGGCAGGTATTGGTTTATGGATCCGTCGTAGTTACAGAAACGGATCTTAAACTCCGCAGGGTAATCCAAGAACCTGCCCGCACCCTCGGACCTGCGCGGGTGTGCGTAGTACTTGAAGGTGTGGATTATCTCATAGACATTCGCCAGATCCTCTCGGTTCTTGGGGTAGAAGGTCCATGTGAAGGAGAAACTGCGGCGTTCAACCGCCTTGAACATGTGGACGGTCATGGGGTTGACAACCAGCCGTTGAGTGGCTTCGGAGAATGCCTGTAGCGTACCCTCCTCAACACCGACCGCCTCCGCCACCTTGCCTACCACCTTGCCCAGATTGGCCATGCCGATCTGCTTGCCCAACTCCGCGGCAAGTTCCGTGTTTTGTTCAGCAATCGCCTTCCCCAGTTGAAGTGGACCGAGTGAGGACATGTCCTTGCTCTCGTATGTGAACCCATACTTGGACTCAATCGCCGATGGCAAGTAGAGATACAGCCTCTTGCCGGTGAACTTGGTCCCTCCAGCAAGACCCGTCTGCTCCTCGGTGTAGGAGAACTCACCGGTTCCCTTTCCCTTCAGGTCGCCTGCGGTGAGGGGTGTGAGGGCGGCATTTAATATCTGACTTCCCGCACCCAGAATGGCGGTTCCAGCAGTTTGCAGTCCTCCGATGGTCATGTCCAGAGGATCCATTTCCTTACCATCCTCTGCCGTCTTGTTGGACTCAACACTGCTCACCACTTTGTCTTGCAATTCCTTGATGACGGTAGATCGCCTCGTACCCAGCACCTTGGAGTCGTTCTCCCAAATGTCAATCTGCATGACCGTCTGGTATTCAGGGTTCAGACCGAGATCGGAAGGGTACTTGGAATACGCTGGACCCAAGTCGCTGCGTTTCAACTCCCGAAGTCTGGCCTCAAAGTTGCCGTATGTGCCGCGAGAGAAATCCAACCGCTTGATCGGGTTGGTGAAGGAATCCATGTAACCGAGTATGTTTTGCCTGTTGAACATGTCTCACCTATTTAGTGGTTCCCTGTCCATAAATACGCAGAGGTTTGCATCCATGGGCAAGCACGGTCCATACAAGGGCAAGTACACACCACGAAAGCCGGAGAAGTATCGGGGAGATCCTGCGATGTGCTTCTATCGGTCGCTGTGGGAGCGTCGGATGATGGTCTTCTGCGACGAGAACGACTCCGTCATTGAGTGGTCATCCGAAGAGGTCATCATCCCTTACATCTCCCCTCTGGACGGACGCAGGCACAGGTACTTCGTTGACTTCTGGGTCCGGCTTCGCAAGCCCGACGGGTCCGTGGAGGAATGCCTGATAGAGGTCAAGCCCAAGCGACAGACCGTCAAGCCCGAGATGCCGACCACCAAGCGGGTGCCGAAGTCAAAGGTCTATGAGATCCGGAACTGGATGATCAACTCCGCTAAGTGGAGTGCAGCCGAGGAATACTGTGAGAACCGCGGCTGGCGGTTCCGCATCCTGACAGAGGACAACATCTTTGGAGCCAAGAAATGAGCAAGAGAGAAGTCCAGAAGTCCCTGAACCGGCTGACCAAGACCGGCTTTTCCCTTGACGATGACCAAGCGACCAACTGGCTCGCCACCAACCTGTCCAAGATCAAGACGGGCATGCGGCAGAGCACCTTCATAGACAGCAGCAAGACCCTTGCCAAAAACAAGTCCATCAAGCCGGGCATCATGGCATTCTTCGGCTACAACCCCAAGACCAAGGATGACCTGCCGTTCTGGGACGAGTTCCCCGTGGTCATCATCCTGTGTCCCAAAGGGGCAGGATTCCTTGGACTCAATCTCCACTACCTCCCTCCCGCGGCAAGAGCGATGTTCCTGAACCGACTGATTGACTATGTAAACGACAAAAATTGGGCAACAAATCCCCGTGCTGACGCTCTGTTCAAGATAACCTATGGGATGCTCAAGTCCGACCCCAAATTGATCAAATACAAGAAGTGCATCAAGAGGTACTACTACTCCAACATCGTGTCCAAGGTCGCGTTCATCCCACAGACCGAATGGAAGGCAGTCCCGTTCTTCCCGTTGGACCGCTTCAAGGGCATGCCAAAGAAGGACATATGGCGACTCGCCTGATAGATAGTAATACGGAAAATGGCACTCTACGACCCAACAAATAACATCCATTCATGGAAGAAACCCCTGCCGAGTTATTCCTCGCAGTATTCACCTTCTTTCCCTGATACGGTCTATGCCACGATGCGGACATCGGGCTTCGCTTCCCCGAACCGCTACCTTGTGTTCCTGCTGCCGAACCTCAATGTCCGGCAAGACCTCGGAATGCGGTTCGTGGAGGACACCTCCCGTCTGGCCATCACCTGCAAGAGCATAGCGATCCCCGAGATTGCATGGAACACCGCCGAGGAAAACTTCCTGCACGGCGGACCCTCTCGCCTGTTCCCGTACCGCAAGAACACCGCCAACACGGCGGGGTTCAAGTTGTCGTACCACTGCGGTGCGGACATGTTTGAGAAGGAGTTCTTCCACGACTGGTCGCACTACATCCAGAACCCCGTCACCAAGCAGTTCCGGTTCTATGACGACTACGCCAAGGACAGCGAGGCGGTGGTGCTTCTCCTGCCGAAGTTCATCCAGAACTTTGACCAAGCCATAGATGCATACTACAAGGGCTTGCTGACCGGCTTCAAGTTCACCGAGATATACCCCTACTCGTTCACCGTGAACGCAGGGACGCTCTCCTCTGAAGCCGCAACATCTCCCATGACCGTTGATGTGGGCTTGATGTTCAGGGACATGGTGCCGCTCGGAATAGACTTCAGCGGCAAGCCGATCGTTCCTGAGATCACTGACACGGGTTTCCCCCGCATAGAGCGTTCCACCGACATGGCAAGGTCTCTTGACGATGCCAGACGGAACCTCCAGAGCAGCGTGGATGAGATGAACGGGATGACCCGCCTGTCCAACCGCAAGTTCAACCAGCAGGCACTTGATCGCCGCAACCAGTTCGCCCAGTACCTCCAGAACCTTGATGATTACAAGAACGGAAAGTACCCCATCGTCGGCGACGGACTGCCGAAGGCGGACAACGGACTTCTCAACTACAACACCAACACCGGACTTCAACTTGGCCTCCAGTTGCTCCAGCAGACGCAGGGCTTCTTCGGGGCAGGTTACTTCGGGAACGGCTTCTACCCCTAATAGGAGATCATCATGTCACTTAGCAATGCGATCGCATCCCTTCCAAAGCATGAGGCAATCCTTCCCGCCTCCGGCATGCGAGTTGAATACCGCCCATTCATCGTCAAGGAGGAGAAGATCCTCCTCATGGCGGCGGAGACCCGTGACGAGGCTACCATCAACAATGCCGTGAGGGATGTCATCCTCGCGTGCACGGGCGGGAAGGTGGATGTAAACGCCGTCCCGCTTGTTGACATGGAGTACCTGTTCCTGCAACTTCGCAGCCGGTCGGTCGGCGAGACAACCAAGCCGATGGTCAAGTGCGAGAAGTGTGAGAAGGGCAACGAGGTCACGATCAACCTCAAGGAAATCCAACCGACCAAGAACCCCGCCCACACCCTGACCGTGGATC